AAAATCTTTTATTTGTCCATCGTCACCTTCAAATATAGGACACACTCCATTAACAGACATTCTACCATTTGGACAAATAAATTCTTGCATTAGCCTCTTCCTTGTCTATTGTATTTTTTATAACTTCGTTTTTCATTTTTATTCAAAGTCTTTTTATGTCTTCGAGGTCTTTTCTTTGGCTTTTCTCTAGGTACGAAGTGGGTAAACTTTTGTTTAGCCATTTACTTTTTTTTCTTCTTCTTTTTCTTCATAGCTTTAGCTATTGCCATAGCTCTTTTCTTTTCATAAGAAGACATCTTACCATCTTTGTTAAGATCACCTTTTTTCATCATACGACCTGTAATTTTAGAGTTTTGCATTCTGCCTTCGCCTGATCCTGCTCCAGCAGTCATTTTCATTTTTCTTTTTCTTTTCATATTAGTCCTTTTTCTTTCCTGGTCCAATATTAATAGGAATCACTTTAGCTTTTTTCTTATTAATTATATCTGATGCAGAAGTATAATCTTTAGCTTTACCTTTATATAAAACTCCACCTTTGTAAGTATCAGACACTGCAGCGTTAGCTGTCATTTCTCTATCTTTAGATTTACCTTCTTCGTAGCCATCATCATCAATCATTCTAGCTTTAGAAGTATCTTCGAAATCTACATCCATAATATCTCTTACAACTTCTTTAGTTTTTTTAGCCATTAGTCTATCTCCACTTCTATTTTTAATGATTTCATCATTTGCATATGATCAGCTTTTCTTTGATCATCTATTTTTACAACTTCATCTCCAGGATTTTGCATTGCTTTTTTTAACATAGCAGCATCTTCTACAGCACTAGGAAACTTGTCGTAAAATCTTTTATCAGCGTCTTTTACATCTTGAACGCTATATTGTTTTACTCCAATTTTATTTTTCATCTAAGTCCTCCGGTGTACTTAATTTTTTATTCAATATACCTTGAAATACTGATTGTGTAAAGGTAGGAAGCATCATTTCACTTATAGGCGATTTTATATGGCCAGTAGACCAAGATATACAAGGAACTCCCTTCTCGTCCCATGCTACTAAAGCATAGCCTTTTATATCTACTTTGGCGCTAATACGAATACAAGAATCATGAAAAGCATTTACTACTTCGTCATCTTGACGTTGTTCAACTTCTTTAGCTACAACTTTTCTAGGCGTTACTCTAAACGAATCAAGAGTAATAATGTTTGTTTTCGCCACGTTGCTTTCTTGTCTCATAATCTTCGTCCTCTGGATCATCGGGGTGAGTTACTAAAAATCCATCCCTTATACGCAATAAAGCTTGAACACATGTATCATGGATATCATCGTGCTTTCCATATGGAAATTGCGCTGATTCTTCTATAACACTTTTAGTCCAATCTTCATCCATAGTAAACACTAATCCACCTTCAAACATAGAAGATACACTATGTGTTCTAGAAACTTTATCTCTATCTGGAGAATAAGTAATTACAGGAATTCCCGAACGTCTTAAATCTTGTATTAAACTTTGACCACTTGCTTTTTTTTCAATTAATACTTGATCAGGTCTCCATTCATAATAGCTATCGTTAGCTCTTTTACGAAGCTCTGGATATTCTAATCTATCTTTCCACGCATCTAATAATATTGTTGCAGCGTAAGGAACGTTATTTTCATCTCTTGCTGTAAACACTCCCCATGTAGTGCATGCTGAAAAGTCAGCAGTGCTTTTAGTCGAATAAGCAGTATCATAAGATTGAACAACATAACTTAAAGTTGGAATACTATCTCCATCATATATATTCCACCAATCTCTTTTAATAATTGAACCTTCTTCGTTACTTGGATTTTGTTGATACAACGCTGACCATACACGATCACCAACTGTAGCTTTTATTTTATTTAAGTCTTCTTTAGAATAAGCTTCAGGCCATAAAGCGTTACCTGAATTATCTATCGCTGGTAAATCTAAAACTTTCCAGTCTTCTCCACTCTCATTTAAAATATAACCCGCTAAATCGTCTTGGTGCCAACGAGTTTGAATTATAATCACTTTACCACCAGGTTGAAGTCTAGTGTAAGCAACTGATTTATACCACTCTAAAAGATTTCGTCTTTGAACTTCTGACTCAGCATCTTCTCGACCTTTAATCGGGTCATCAATAATTAATAAATGTGCACCTCTACCAGTAATAGCACCACCAGCACCGACTGCTGTATATGTTCCACCTTGCATCGTATGAAAACGTTTAGCTGATGTACTATCTGATCTTAGAGCTACACTAGGAAACACATTATTAAAATCTGGAGACTGTAATTGATTTCGAACTTTACGACCAAAGTCATCTGCTAATTCTTGAGCATAAGTCGATTGTATTACAAACTCATTTGGATTATTTCCTAGGTACCATGCTGGAAAGAACTCTGAACATAACATAGACTTTCCATGCCTTGGTGGCATGAATACTGCAAGACGTTTAATACTTCCTTCTTCTAATTGTTCTAGATGTTTAGCGATCAGTTGTATATGAGCTGGATCCTTGTACCCAGGATACATATGTTTTGCATATTGTAATAAGTTCTTACGAGCTTTAGATGTAGATAAAATTTTATTTAGATGTTCTATTATCTCCGCTGCCCGAGGATCCTTCGTTTCCTGAAATATCTGAATAGCTGACTTTAGTCGTTCCTTTAATGTCTGTTCTTGCATTTTGTTTTCCTGCGCCTATTGCACCTTTTTTTCGATACTCATCAAATTTATTTGCTACTAAATGTAATGGCTCTATCTCTTTTCTTACAATTTTTCTCCAATGTACAGAGGGTTGACCTATTTTTTCTAAATACCAAGCTAACTTACTAGCGTCAGCTGTTCTAGCATTCCACATCTTAGTATGGTGTAAATCACCTTCTTGATCAGGGTGCCCCTCTTTATAGACACGTTCTTTAAAGACACTATCGTTATTGTTACCAGTAATGTCAGCTCGATCATGAGTTACATCTATATCAACATTCTTCATGATATCCAACATATAAGCTATCTCGCTAATCCAAGCATCGTTTTGTCCATGTAAACTTATATGATCTAATAATCTAAACCAATCCCATGGGAATATTGGAAAGATACTATATGGGTGGCCTGTTTGTTCTTTGACTCTTAACACATTAAAATTTTTTTCAGACTCTATAATTTCATCCCAATGTTTAGTATTCATAATCGCATCGTCATTGAAAAACATTACCCAGGTACCCTGAGCATATGCACATAAAGAATTATTATACATATGGAGGTTTTCGTAACCCATTCGTTTAAACTTTAGTACACTTTGATTTTTGTAATTAGCTTTTTTTAAATATTCTAAAGTTTCTGTATCATCGTCATCGACACCGAATAAAGGTTGAATTTTATCAGGATTTTTTGCATTATCTAATAAAGACGCTACAGATTTTTTTAATTGATTCACTCGCTTACGAGTAGGAAGTAATATAGATATAGTCATGGATCAATGATACTTTGATTTATGTGGATTGAAAACCTATTTCTTTTCTTCTATCTCGTAGAAGAACTTGTCAGTGTCCTCGGTCATCCAGTCTTTATTTTCTACGTTCCATTCGGTGTTTTGAACTTTGTAGTCAGGAACTTCGTTTCTGGTAGTGAACGAATTAATATTCCATAGTATCCTGTTATTAGGCTGAGCAGCGTAATTACCATTGTCAAGCTCCAATATATGAGCGCACTTATGTTCCTGAGGAATTTCAGAATGATCTGTATCAAGAAGATTGGAGTCAGGGTGACACCAGTCAACAGTAAACAGATACTCACCAGTATACAATTTTTTATCTTTTCCAAAATATTTGGCTCGTTGTCCTTCTAAAAAAGCAAAGTGATTAATACTATGATAATAACTAAAGCTATTCCACAGTTGAAGCTCGTCAATCGACATATCTGGCACTTCGGCTCTGTCATACGATTTTTGGAAAAACGCTGAGATAGGCAAACGCCAAAAGCAGGCACCATTTTCCAACATGATATTAAAAAGGAGACTACGCCCTGCAATACTTGTGAGACCGAAGATAACACAGCTTTCGCTTTCTCCATGATGTTTCTGTAAATCATATAAATACTCCTTACGAATTTTACAATATATAGGTGGAATGCTACTATTTAAAAAAGCCATTGTACAGTATTAATATAAACCAAAATTTTTTTCTACAAAATTTATACGTATATAAGTCATTCTACACCCACTCTACTACTCTCTCTACCACTAGACTATAATAGATTTTAAACTTTATACGATTTTTTTTAATTAAACTTAATACGATTTTATTTTTTTAAAAAGAGAATTTAAAAAGAAAAAATTTAAAAAGAGAATAAAAAAAAAGACTAGCGTTAAATTAATAACGCTAGTCTTTAAAATTAGATTAAATTATTTTAGATTATTTATTCTATCTTCGAAGTATTTAATATTTTCTAAAATAGAATTATCTACTTTATTAGATTTAATATACTCTTTATTACTAGCGATTAAATCTTTATAAAGATTAATTTTAGATTTATCTAAGTAACTATTAATATCGACTAATAGATTAACTTTTTTAAATCTATTATTTTTAGTAGTATCGTATTCGATATCTACTTTACGATAATTCGAATTAAAAGCTTCTTTAATAGTAGTCGAAAATTTAGCGTTTTCGTAAATATTAAACGAAACGCTTTTTTCTCTCTTAGTATTAAATAAACGAAATAAAACTTTTTTATTTTCGTTTTCTCTAAAGCTTAAAGCTACTTTATTTTCTTTTAAAGTATTTTCTTTTTTATCGTTATTTATATTTTTCATTTTATTCTTCTTTCTATTTCTTTTATAAACTCTTTTATTTATTAAAAGATTTAATTTATAAAAGATAATTAAATTTACTAAAAAAAAATAGAAAAGTAAAATAAATAATTAATCTAGTTTATAATTATTCTAAACTAGATGTTCTCGTTTCGTTCTCTTTTTAATTAGTTAATAAATATAATAATAAATATTAAAAAAATTAATAAATCTTTATAAATTAAAGTAATCGTAAAATCTCTCTTTCTAATTATTAAATATAATTAATTTTCTTTTATATTTTTTCTATACTTAAAAAACTCTTTTTTTTAATTTTAGTAATTTTATCGTCTAATCGTGACGATAGCTCTTAATTTTTTTTTACGTGAATAATCGGGATTTTTTAAAAAAATTTTTTATATCTCGTGATCCTTGCTGATCCGTACTGATCACCTAGCCTCGAGGATCAAGGCTGATCCTACTAGAGCTATTTCAACAAGTTTCAACAATCCGTCATCAACAGACCGCAACAACTAACTATCTAAATTATGATCTGATTTGATTTGCTCAAGATACTTGGTCAGTTCATCATCGTTCATCGTGTCAAGGGTTGAGTGTTGAACTTCTTT